GATTTTGATAATATTAATCCAGGTTCCGATTACGTAAATGATGTATTTGCAATTGCACAAGATGATGTATTTAAAAACTTTGAAAGAAAAAATCAAATTTTAAGATTCAGTGAACCAGGTATCGCAGGAAACTTTACAGTTGGTGAAGTTATTAGAGATGCAGATAATCTCTCTTTAAGTGGTTTGGTAATGTCAACCGATACTGAATTTGGTTCCATTACGGTTCGCCCTTACAGTTATTATGGATTTACTGAAACAGAAACAATTCGAAGACCAAATGATGACGATTACACAGTCACTGGTATTACAATAGATTATAGCGACCCTAAATCATACGGTGATAATGCAATTATTAATACTGATACAGAATTTGCTGTTGGTAAAATTTTGGCTGTGGGTATTGAAAATTCAGGTTTAGGTTATGTCGATACAACAAATAGAGTAATTGATTTCAATAATACCGATACATTTGCAACTTTAAATAACGCAAATGGAATTCCACAGGCTGCTGGTACAGTTATAGCAAATACACAAGGAAAAACAGAGGGTTTCTGGGCTGATTATTCTGGACATATTAATGGATATATCGCATCAGCAAATGGTTCTGTAAATTATTATGAATCAGGTCAACGAATTCAGGATAGTGACTTTTACCAAGAATATTCATATCAAATTAAATCAACACTCGGTAAAGAACAATACGAAAAATTATTAAAAGAAAATGTACACTTAGCTGGTACAAAAATGTTTGGTGATTTTATCTATAAATCTAAAGTAGATGATACGACCAAGGCAAGATTCCTAAGATTATTTAATGACGATGGAAGTGGCTCACCTCTTGATATTGCAAATATTGCAGACTTGAGAGCTTCGGTCACAAATTATACAGCTGATAGTACATTTGTTTCTGCAGACCATGAACCAGGTGGAACTGGTGGATTAACATTAAATATTAATTCAGGTCCAGATTTAACTGTGCAGAAAAATTGGAGTCAAGGTTTCTATGATTACACAGTGACGGTAGGTATGCCATCTACTGGAACTGGCCCATATCCAGTAGCAATATTATTACACGGTTCTGGTGGTAATGGAACAGCAACAGTTGCTGATTGGGCAGCTGATTTACCGGGTCATATTCTTCTTGGTATTGATGGATATGATAATTCATGGAACATTTCAAATGAATCAAGTAATGGTCCAGATATTGAAATGCTTGAAGATTTAATTGATAAACTCAAGCTTTATAATAATGTTGACGAAACCAAAATACGAATTTTAGGTATAAGCAATGGTGGTGCTCTCGCATTGAGAGCTGCTGTAGAAATTGATGATACAGCTGTTGATGCAATTGCTTGTATAATCTCACAGACAAATGATGACCAATATAGATCTGGAGATTTCTTCTATCCATCTGACCACGAACAAACAGGTGATGCTTATGCGAACGATGGATATGATACGGCACAATTAAATATGCCACAAAGAAAGATTTTACAATTAAACGGAAGGAACGATAATACCGTTCCATATAATGGTGGTGCATTTGTTGGAATGAACTTCTTATCTGCAGTGGATTCTGCATTCAGATTTGCTGAATCGCAAGGATATGCTGGAACACAGGCGTTAACTGGAACAGCCTATGGTTCTGCTAGTTTCTTAGCAGATTATGGAGATGTAATTTTCTTAAATGATAATGTAGGACATGCTGTGTCCACAGACATGAGAAGATTAATCCAAAAGTTCTTTGAAAACAATTATGACATCACTTACTAGAATAAATATTAAATTAAAGATTTTTAATTAAGAGGAAGCTATGGCCAAGCAAACTATTAACATCGGTGCATCCGCTAATGACGGGACAGGTGACCCGCTAAGAAATGCATTCGATAAAACAAACGACAATTTCAACGAAATATATCTAGCGATAGGTAATGGTACAAACGCTACTGGATTATTTGATTCAAATAGCAATATTGATTTGTATGGACGACCACACAAGATATCATTTTATTACAATACACTTGCAGAATTAAATGCGGTTGACCCAGGTACATATCACGGTTGTATAGGACACGCACACGATACCGGAAAATTATATTACGCCCACGCTGGAAGTTGGATTGAACTTGCAAATCAATCAGATTTAGGTTCTGGTGGTGGCGGAGGCTCCGCAAATACATTTGGTACAATAGCTGTTTCTGGCCAAAACAGTGTTGTTGCTGATAGTGCTACTGATACTCTTAATTTTGTAGGCGGTTCAAATATTACCATTACAACTGACCAAAATACTGACAGCGTCACATTCGCTGCAGCTGTTGGAAATGCATTTGATAAAATTGCAGTTGCTGGTCAAACCACAGTTGAAGCTGATAATTCTAGCGATACTCTTACATTAATTGCTGGTTCAAATATTACAATATCAACGGACAATACATTAGACACAATTACAATTGATGCTTCTGGAAGCGGAGGCGGCAGTGGTACTGATTTAAATAGTGTCACCGCTGAAACAGTTGATGTCGCATCTGATAGTTTTGGTTTCATTGATAGTTCTGATGGTAATAATACCAAAAAGGCAACAATCGCTAGTCTTGCTACTGCTCTTGCTGGTAATAATATTACAGCTAGTAATGGTGTATTAAGTGCTGCTGCTGGATATGCAAATGCTGATGTTGATTCTCATTTAAATACATCTGGTGCAGGTGCTAATGAATTCTTACAATGGAGTGGTTCTGATTACCAATGGGCTTCTGCTGGAGGTGGTGGTTCTGCTGCTACTCGTGTGACAGAGGCTGAAACAACTTCAAGTATTGCAGACGGAGCTTCTGGTGACCTCACATTTGCAGATTTAGGAAAATCATTTGCCCTTTATACAGTAGTTGTAGATAAAGCATCATGGATAAGAATTTATTCTGATACAGCATCAAGAACAGCTGATGCAAGTAGAACACAAGGTCAAGACCCATCAGAGGGTGCTGGTATTATTGCTGAATTTGTTGCAACAGCACCAAACACAACATTTAAAGTGACACCAGCAGTTTTCGGATATATTGATAACGGAGAAAATACATTACCAGTTGCGGTACAAAATAACTCGGGAAGTGCCGGGACAGTACAAGTTTCATTAACAGCATTAAAATTAGAGTCCTAATCTATGGATAAACATATTTACACGGTTATTCTTCAACCAGGTACAGACGAAGCAGCATTTTTAAGCACTGGTCCAGGTGCTGGTTTAGAAGTCGTATCCAATCTAAATATGTTTGATAGTTTAATCTCTATGAGATTGACAGAGGACGAAGTTTCAGCATTACACGAAAGTGATTTAGTTATAGATGTTGAACGTGAATATGATGTTTATGAAGCAGCATATCCAACTACTCCTGAATACTCTAGAAACACTACCCTCGAAACACGTAATACGCCATCTGGTACAAACGGAGCAGATTATTCTCCAACAAGTTTTTGGTTTCATGGTGGAGTAGATATTACATCAAATACAGGACCCGTAGGATTCTTTACAACTGATGGAGAAGATGCAGAAGTTTCAGCAACAATAAAACAAAATTTTGCTGGTGAATATGTTGATATTGTAGCTGTTGAAGCAGGTACTCCTTTAAACACATACGATTCATATGCATATACCCACCCAGATTTTTTAGACGAAAATAATAATCCAAGATTTGTAAAAACAGACTGGACAGACTATGATTCTGGTCTAGTTGATAATGACCAAGCTTCGGCAAATAATACATTTTTTAGTGCTCATGCGATTGGTGTTTTAAGTGCTGCTGGCGGGAAATATTGTGGTTGGAGTAATGTTTCAAGTTTACGAGTTGTATATCTTTCAAATGGTGTTGCGGCAGCATATAATGGTGTTTTAGATTTTCATCAAAATAAACCTGTCAATCCAGAAACTGGTATTCGTAATGCCACAGTTGTCACAGGAGCCTGGGGATTTGTAGGAGTTGATTTAACTGGTGCTGTTCCTATTGAAGATATTTACAAAATAGATACTTATGATAGCGAAGGTAATTTAACAACAATTAATAGGCCAGGACCTACAACAAATCCGCCACAAACATTTAACAATACGGTCACAGCATCTGGTTCTTCAAATTATGAAATGACTGGTGGCCACAGAGGTGGAAATTTTGTTGGTGCTCAATCAGACCCAACATTAGATTTAGTTGTTGGTGATACATTAAATATTACAAATAATGTTTCTGGTGCTCACCCATTATACATTAAAACATCTCAAACAACAGGAACTGGAGACCAAGTTTCTGGCGTAACTGGACAAGGTTCAGCTAGTGTATCTTGGACTCCAACAACACCTGGAACATATTATTATATTTGTGAATTCCATGCATCAATGGTTGGTACAATTAATGTCACAGAAGTAATACCAGATGGTTGGGGAACTGATTTTACTCCATTTGTCAATAATCTCATGATACCTCGTGTAATTCAAGACCCAGCTGATAACCAGACAAAATGGATGATTGCTTGGAATATTGGTTCAAGATATACTACACTTGATACGATTATGTCAAATTTTAATAATGCTGGTGGTATATATCATTTCCAAAGCGCTGGTAATAATTCTATCGTAGGTGTTGCTGAAACCGACCCAAGAAAAGATAATATGCTTTATATTGACCCAGGCGCAAATTATGTAGATATGAATATTGATGGATTTGGTAGATATGATTTTTCTTCAGCGACTGCACCAAATAGTCCAACTGTGACATCAGCTAGACCTTGCCGAGTATATGCTGGAGGTGGGGATAACCAATTTACAATTGCTGCATGTCAACAAAGTACTATAAATCCAGTATTAGATGATTATAGTAGTAGAGGTCCGATGGTTGATGTTGCCGCAACTGGCGCATATACATGGACAGCATACCCAACCATATCAAAATCTGATGGTCAATGGGGATATTTTAGTGGAACATCTTGTGCAGGACCAGTTGCTGCAGGAACGGCAAGTATTATGATTTGTGATTTCTATATTAAACGAGGAACATATCCAACAATTGCACAGTTAAAGGAAATTGTCACAAATAACGCCAAACCAAATTTAGTTAGTGAAGGTTTAGTAGATTTTTCAAATGCTCCAACGGCAGCAAATTTTGCATCAAATAAATTATACTCATCATCTAATGTTTTTGCAATTGTAGATGGAGATTCTCAAAATGGTGGTTCTGATTTAAGTGATTTATTTCAAACACCAACAGATATCATTAATATTCCTTATGGTATCCGATTGAGTACCGGAAAATATATTAATCCAATACGCCAGCCCGATTTTGGAAAACGTCCAGCTAGTGGCCAAATATATCCTCGCAGAAAGATACGCATAGGAACATAGAAGATGAGAATAAATAAACTTAACCATTCTAATTTACAAATGAGCTCACAATGGCAGAAGTATTAAGCAACAGTTTTAAAAGTGATGTCACAAGATTATTTCTTGCAGATGTAAGAGATAATCAAGACTATTATTTGTTTGTGTCATCTATTGGCACATTCGACCCATCTGATACACATAAATCTAAAAACGAATTTTTAGAAAAAACTTTGTTTGGTAAGAAAATTCAAAATAGTGATATTCATTTTTGTATTCCTTATTATCCATGGCAGGTCGGTTCAGTTTATGCTGAATATGATGATACAGTAGATTTAACAGGACAAAATTTTTATGCTGTTGTAGGGCCTACTCAAAACGATACAGGTGATTATAGAATTTATAAGTGTCTGGATAATAATAACGGTGCAACAACATCAAATCCTCCAAACTATAATGCTACTACTACAAATCAGATTTATAAAACAGCAGATGGTTATGTTTGGAAATATATGTACAGACTTACGGATTTAGAATTTGAAGCTTATAATGCTTTAGGTTTCATTCCATTATTAAACATTTCAGCTAATACAGCTGTAATATCTCCGGCCACTGGTGGTGGTTCTACGGTATCAGATATTATTGTAGAAAATCCCGATATTAATGCTGGTTATACAGTAGAAACCGGTGGTATGGTAGGTAATCCTTTTACAACTGGTGTTATGATTGTAGACCCATTTACTACGTGGAGTCCTATTCCTCAATATTATGCTGGACAATTCATTTATACAACAAACCCAAATGGTGTTTCAAGATTATTTGAAATAGAATATTATGAATATTTCCAAACATCTGGTAATGCTGAAATTCGTGTGGGTAGAGAACTTTTAACCGGCGCTGCAAATCCTGTTGCTGCTGGTGTGCAAAGTAATGCATCTTTCCAAATTTTACCTAAATTGGAAATTAAAGGTGATGGAACTGGTGCCGCACCTAATGCAACCTCTGCCGTGGGTGTACCTAATATTCAAAATGGTTCAATTAAATCAATCACAGTTTTAGACCAAGGACAGGGATATAATAATATTACAGCTAGGATTGTTGACCCATCTTATGATTTTGACCCAGAAGATGAAACAACAACTGATGTGCGAGCAGTAATCAGACCTGTATTATCACCAGATGGTGGTCATGCTTATAATTTAATTGACGAATTTAAATGCAGAAACTTTAGTTTTTATGCATACATTTCGGCTGAGGATAATACAAACATTGGAGATACAAATACTTACGGCTCTGTTGGTGTTGTAAGGTCACCAAGTTTTGCAAATACAGCCCCAGCTATTTTTGATAACAGAATTGCAATT